CTTCAGAGAGAAGGAAGACATTGCTAAACAGCAACGAGAGAATCAGCAAGCCATTGACGAGCTAACAGAGCGTGGTTGGACAGAAGAGAAGTTGGCCAAAACGCCTGGCTACAAAGAGTTGATAGCCAAGAAGCGCAAGCTTGAAAAGTCTCGTGCAAAGCTTGATCCAACATATCAACGTGAAAGCAAACAAGCTGACTATGCGCCTGCTGCTGGGATGGCTGGTGCAGTAGCTGCCGTCGGTGCTGGAATTGCTGGAGGGTCGATTGAGGCTTCCGAATCGTCTGATGAGACTTTGGAGCTGATGCAAGAGCAGAATGAACTGCTCAAAGAGATGGTCGAGAACACTAAGCCACTCATTGACGTGGCCAAAGTGCTTGGTGCTGGTGGCATCATAACAGGTAGTAAAGCTGCCGCAGATGCAGCTCAAGCTGCTCCTGCTAGTTCCGGAATGGGATTAGGTGATGTGGCCAGGATGGCTGGTCCTGCAGCTGCAGGTGGAGTAGGTTTAGGAACCATGGCCATGGCCGCCGGCGGCGTACTTGCTGGTGGCGCACTACTATATGGCGGATACAAGTTAGCTAAAGCTGGTTACCACAAAACATCAGTAGCGGCTGACGCAGCTGGAGGTGCAGCCATTGGTGCTGCCATTGGATCAGTCGTTCCGATACTAGGAACAGGCGTTGGTGCAGCTGTCGGTGGTTTGGCTGGTGGTGCATATGGTCTGTATCAGAACTACTTCAGTGGCGATGCAGAGCAAGAAGCATCTTCATCAGACGGCAAAACTGTAACAAAGCACAAACGCGTTGAACGGCACAAAAAAGGTACCAAGATCGCTGGTGAGTGGTATGAGCCAGGTAAGCCGCTGTCTGATAATCAGCTAGCAGCCATAGGGATGGGAAAACAAATGGGCAACAGCTACTCTGCTGAGATTGAACAGCAGTATGCTAAGCAGATGGCAGAGAAAAACAAGCCAGCTTCATCCACTGCGCCAGCTAGCAATTCAGGCCGTTCCAAGATGTCAGCAGCTGACAAGGACCGTCGTAAGGCCGACAAGGCTCTTATTGCCAAATGGAAGGCTGAGCATGGTGACGCTCTTGGTGATGTGAGCGATGCAGAAATCCTAAAACATGCCAAATACGATGAACGTCAAGCTCTACACAAAGATGACAAGATGCGCTCGATGCTTAAGAGTGCGGATCAGGTAGCTTCGAATGCAGAGCGCGACTGGTACGCTCAGCATGGTAAGAAGCGTCGTCGCAAGAGCAATCTGATGCAGGCTGCACCAGTAACACCAGTTGATCAAGCGGCACCAGTAACACCAGTTGATCAAGCGGCACCAACTCAATCGGCACCAACAATGGCTAGTGTTGCAGGAGCTGAAGATGCATCTCAGGGCGATCCTAATTGGTATCCAGGTAAAGGTAGGTCGCTTGGCGCGTATGAAGAGAAGAAACAGCTCCAGAAGCACGAGAAGTGGCTTAGAGAGCACCCAAACGCAGGACAGAAGCTTGATGCGGCATCCAAGGCCGCTGCTCAACAAAGTGCTGCCCCGGCGCCAACGAACAATGTTGTGAACGCGCCAGTTGTGAACAACAACTCGACGACAGTGAATCCATCAAAATCGCCAGCTCGAAATACGGACTCGTCGTATCAGTCATACGCGTTCAACTCTAGGTTTGCTGATTTCTAAAAGAAAGGGGGCCTTTCGGCCCCCTCCTGCTTTAGTCGTCTGCAATCGACTTGAAGTATGACATCATATCTTCATCGTCGTCATCGATACTTGGCTTTGAAGTATACCCTGGAATCGATTCTTTGACCGGACCAGGAGATGGAGCAGGCCGTGAGACCAACTCAACTTCTTCTGCACGCTCCTGTACTGGAGCGCCATTGAGCACCATGTCGAGCTTCTTCTTGAGCGCATCATAGCTCTTGAAGTTCTTCTCGCTGACGAACTCAGACAGTTCGTACTGTTGCTTAGCAATCTCTAGGATTGCATCGTCACTAGACGCAACTGGAGAAGGAGATTCCCACTCTGACGAATCATAGTTGGGATATCCGTCGACCTTCTTCATGCGAAGCTTGAAGTTACAACCTGCCCAGTAGTCGAACACATTGACTGGCTCCTCATCCTCGAAAGTAGGACGAGCCTTGTCAATGATCTTGTCGTGGATCTTCTTGCCGTACTTGAACAAGAACACCTTTCCGTTGTTCTCAGGATGCTTTGGATCGTTGACAACGAGGATGTTGGAAACGTAGTTGAGCTTCCTCTTCTGGTCACGAGCCTGCTTACGAGCTGGCGACTTGTCATCCGTCGTGCTGTTCCAAAGCTTCATGTTCAGTTCACTTACTGGATCAGCCTTGCCAAGAGTAGTTAGACTGTTCTCGATGTACCACCGTCCAGTCGGACCCTTGAACCCATGAGAGAAGTACTTCACCCAAGGTAGTTCGTCAGTTCCTACTGCATTGAGGAATCGAATAGTAGCTGAAGCATTGCCTGCCTTGTCGCGCTCAGGCTTCCAGAACCGTGTGTCCTCATATGACTGAGTCTCTCCACCGTTCTCGACTTGAGCAACGATCTTGTTTAGCATAGCGTTTCGGTTGTTACGTAGTGTTGAAATATCCATTTGTATTACTCCTTATTGCGTTGTATTAGTTACGTTCTGGTTCGTCAGAGAAGATTCCGTACTCATACTGTGAATCGTCAATGTCATTCTGCCAACTGCCATCGCTTTGATTTGCGCCAAAGCCCTTCATACCTCTAGTCTTCTTGTTGTTAGAATGTCCGGACTTCTTCCTCTTCCGACCAGAACCCTGATAATCGTCATCTGGACGATAACGATAAGTCTTACCCATCTTACTGTACCTCTTTACGGAACTCAACATATGGTTCCATGATTTTATTTCGATCGAACTTGATGAACTTCCTGGACTTCTCAATCCTGCGAAGCTCATCTCCCAACAGCAAGTTGAGCTGTTGGTTCTGTTTCATCTTGGTCACGATGTTGTCAAGGTCGTCCAAAATGACCACAGTCTCAATAGTGATCTTGTTCGCCAGAAGCAATTGTAGCACATCTGGAATCTTAAGTCCACTGAAATCGTACTTGGCACCAGAATTCTTTATCACCTCAAGATCGTTCTGGAAGATTCTGGTGATCGACTGCCGTCGACGAAGGAACTCTTTGTAGTTGGCCATGGCATCTGGAGCTGAGTACACAACGTTGTCATTGCCATACATGAAGTTGGCGGCCAGATACCGAATGTACTCTTTCTCATCAAACTGCCTGGCCAATTGGTCAAACAACTTGTGGTCATGCCGCATCAAGAACTTCTCATACGATCCCTTGAGTTTGCCACGATTGGCAAACACGTCAAACGACTGTTGCGAGAAGTGAAGCTTGATTGCGGCGTAGTACTTAAATGCTTTGAAGCCGTTCATAGTTCAAGTTGAGCTACCTTGGGAAGATAGTTGAGGTCTCTTGCGTCCTGTTCAATCTTGTCACGAAGATTCTTGTTGATCTTGTTGACAACATCTGTTGGCTCAATCATGTGCTGAGCACAGAACTCCATAATGGCATCGATATGATTCATCTGCTTGGCTGCAGCCAGAGTCTCAATGTGCAAAGAGAAGTCGTTTGAGTTCTTAAACATTCCAGTTCTTGCCTTGCTTCTGGAAGTAGTTGATCGATGTGAGCAGATCGTCGACCCTGTTTGATTCGTCTAGCATCACGTTGTACACCTTGAAGTCTGGATCGTCTGCATTCTTCAGCACAGCGTTGCCAAGAAACGTCTCGAAAAACTCTTCGAGCTTGATAGCATATGCTGCCAGGTCGTTTTTGTATTCTTGAAGCTTTGCCTTGGATGCCTTGAACACATGATCGTGAGAAATGAACCAATTCTTAGTCTGGGAGGGGTGCATTGTCTCCTGCTCCGTAGTGTGATGGTGCTGCCGTTTGCATATAGATCTGTTTATTTAGGTGTTGAATGACGTCGATCACGTTGATTTGACTGTATCCAGCAGATGAAAGAAAGCCGAGAAACTCGTCTAGTGCATCCTGCCACTTGATGGCATCTCCAGGAGACATCACTGCTTTGTATGTGCGTTGAGCGTCTGTGTCTTCGAATTCGTAGATGAACGTGATCTTTTCCATATTACGTCCAGAGGTACTGCCTGACATTCATCAGACGAATCAGTTGTTTGGTCTCGAGCTCAGGATCTTCCATGTCAGTAGTCCTGTACCGCTTCCACCAAGCATATAGTTCGATGGCGTCTTCGGCTGCTAGTGCCCAAGGCATTGGCTCAGCCAAGAGCTGTTCTTCTTCTGGAAGAGCTGCCGCATCTGTTTCAGTGGTCATAGTCTCGAGATACTTCAGGCCAGCGTCAGCATCCCTCCGCTTCTCACCACGCCACCAAGCAAACGACTTGGCTTTGTTGGTTTTGTTGTACCTGTCTTCGACCATGGTGTACATCCAAGCACACTCAACCTCGACAAAGTCGACAAGGCCATCGAACACACAGCACAGGATCCTCGTGTCGAGGTCGTACCACTGGCCCTTCTTGAGCGTTGTCGAGATCAGACTATGAGTTTTGGTGATGTACTTGTTGACATACCACCTCTTCACAGTCGCGTACACATCAATAGGGAACATCACAACATCCTGTACGCGGTCAAGCACAGTCTCAGTGAACCAGTATCGATACGGATGCTGTTGCTC